GCTGACAAACTCAATACGAGGGACGCGCACATCCACTGGAGAATATTTTCTATCTCCTTCTTCATTCTCTTCCCACCTACTCAGGGTCTTATTAAAGTTAAATGGCCCTTTTACTATGCCTGTGCCAAACAAGGCTGATTCAAAGAGAGCGTTACGTATTTCACTGGCTCCATTTGATTCTTCTATCTGATCGTGTATTAGTTTTTCTAAACGTCTTGCGGCTTCTTTAGCCGGACTTACTTCTAAAACCTGTGGACTTGGACTAGGCCCGTCAGTTAGCTGGTCGCTTGCGGCTTCTTCAAGAGATGTTTCTTCAAAGCCTCCTGATCCAAAAGTTGCTCCGGGTTTAAGAACACGACCATCTCCTTCATAGCCAACGTCATAAGGGTTAGCTTCTTTTTTCTCAGGAAACTCTTCGGCACTTGTTTCAATTCCCGGTAAAGGGTTTTGAGGGTCTAAGTGAGCATACTCGCTAATACCTTCTGGTACTTTAGTTTCTGAGATACCGATAGGAAACTTATTAGCGCCAAAGATAACATCAACTAACTGACCGAAAGCTGCAAGTACTTTTGTTTTTGTTACTTTAACAAATACTCTAGACTTTTCAGATTCTCTAAATCTTATGCTTTTACCATACAATCCACGATAATTATGGTAAGCTTCTAACCAACGCTGCTCATCTAGATCTCTAGCGCTTTCTGCTTGCTCATAACGATCCATAATAAGACCAACAAAGTTATTACGCAACGACTCTTCTAAAGTCAGTTGCATACCTTGTTCTTCTTCTACCTCTTCAAAGTATAGACCGTTAGCTGTTAGACTGTTTTGTTCTGACTTTATATTTTTTTTTCATACCTAATACCATACTGAGGTTGGTTATTACCAAACCCTGCTTTAGGATTAACAGAAATGCTTAACTTTGAGTTTTTACCTAAAAAATTACTTGTATCTCTAGTAACTTTTCCAGAAAAATTACCACCTTTACCTCTACCAACAGTTACCTCTGTTTTAGGTAGCTTAAGATTTAAAGTTGTATTAACATTTCTACCATCTTGCTGGTTTGTAGAAATACTTGCATTTTTTGTTTTTATAGTGGCTCCAGAACTTATACCACGTTTTTTGTTACCACTTAAATAATCTAGTTTAAATATATCTTTAACTTTTTTAGGGCCACCGCCATTAGAATACTTTTGTCTTTTTGTCATAATTTAATATCCAAAATCTGCATCTGCAGGTGTATAAGCTTGCTCAAGACGTATGTGCCTTAACTGAGCTAATGGGTCGATTACTCTTGGCCTAGACATAATAAGATACCGTAGGGCATCATATGCGTGGTCAGGCGCATGAGTATCAACATCTTCAGGGTTTGATTTATCTAAAGGAATGCCTTGAAGTTCGCGTATCAGGCTAGGACAGCTGCTAAAAATCTGTAGTCTTGGTCGTCCGCTTGGCTGTAACCTCAAGTATTCATGAATCTGTATCTTACCTTGTATTCTATTCTTATCTGCTCTACGTAACTTGTGGCCTTGTCGTACTAATGTTTCTCCGACTGTTGGGCCTGTAGTACCTGTTCTAGACCAAGCCGCAGTATCTAAAACTCCTTGGACAGAAAAAGGGTCTGAGAGTTCCATCTCTGTTATTATAGCGCCTAAATCCTGTCCTGTCAACCCCTTTCTGTATAATTCTCTATAAACTATCAAAGTACCATCACTAGGATCAATTGTAGCCCAAATACAGGCTGATTCACTGGCATAACCATAGTCAACACCTTTAACTCTATCCCAGTGCAAAGGAATCTCAAAGGGTGGTATGACATGTTCTTCAAGGCTAAATTCGGTAAAAGCTGCCCCCTCGTTAACGTCCCAGTTTCCTTCAAGTAATTGCTTGCGTTGCGTAGGAGGCAAAGCTTTAAGCATCTGCTCGTAACGTCCGTCCGTTGCTAAGAATGGGTTGTCTTCTAGACGAGCCGGTATAAACTTACGTGTTAAACCATCTTTACCTACAAAGCTTTTGTCAGGGTCTGATGGTTCTATATACCTATTCTTTACCCAGTGTGCGCCAACACCGCCGGGGTTAGCAGTACAACGCATATAAGGCGTTATTTCGCTATCTGTTGTTCTTAGTCGTGAAGCTAAGTAATTCCAAGAGAATTCAGTAGGAAGGTGAGTAATCTCATCAAAGCCTATCCAACTGTATGCTTGTCCCTGATAGCGATATACATCTGCATCACGCTCCAAAAATCCAAACTCTATCTTAGCACCGCTAGGAAAGTTCCAGAGCTTTTCTACTTCACGGTACTTACAACCGGGAAAAGCTTTAGGATATAGCTCTCTGGACTTGTCTATTAGTTCTCTCAGCTCTGGCATTGAGCGTCTTATGATTAATGCCCTATGAGCGGCCCTGTGAGCGTATCTGAGGGGGTCTACGAGCATAGCGTAGGACTTACCACCCCCTGCGGCTCCTCCGTACAATACGTCCGTCTCTGCGGCTGCTAGGAACTCTGTTTGAGGCCCTTCGTTCGGAGCAAAAATAACATTATCTTTAGCTTCTTCTTTAACAGCCTTTGGAGTGTTTGATAGCTGTTCGGGTGTTGTAATTTTAGAAGCATCAGGATTTTCTAGTTTCTTCATAGTCTCTTTAGTGTTTTTAAGAGACTCTTTATAAGAATGTAATTTAGACTCTACTTTAGCTATCTTTTTCTGCTTATCTTTTATTGTTCTTGTAGCAGTCATCTTAGCTTTGGTTTGGCTATGATAAGTATAGCCTCTACCTTTAGAGCCTTTGGGCCTTCCTCCTTTTAACCTAGGAGTCCCGTCTTTTTTAAAAATAAAATTACCATCACTATCGGTAAGATATTTATCTGGATTATTGTCCCAATCGTTCATTATCAATTATATTCTTTAGACCTTGGTAAGATAGCTTACGACCTGTTTTGTGTTCAATCCAAGATGAACCTTCTCTTAGACTAATTACTTTATTGTTTACTAGGTCTTTTATTTCTTCTAATACTTCTAATTCAGATGCGATGGGTATTAATTCTTTTTCTTCTTTTTTATAGCCAAAAGGTACATGTCCTTTAAGCTTCCTTGTATTCTCCATCAATAATAACCTCTTGCTTAGAAGGTAATATAAATAAACCACCTTCTGTTTTATGGTTAACGTCTATACGATCTGATTTACCCAAACCTACACGGTCTAAGATGGTTTGTGCTGCTTGTAACCTCATATTAGCTTGAGGAATAGGAACATCAGAGTTCATAACCTCTACAAGTTTTAGGGCAGCTTTTGGAGCTGACTGAGCTAGGATTCCTTCAGCTAAGTCTAGTATTTCTTTTTTAAGAGATTTTACAACCTGATAATGACCACTATTATACCCAGCCAACTCCGCCGCCTTCTTCGGATCACCCCCTTGTTCCACTAGGTGTTCTAAGAAAGAGGTTTGTTTTTCTGTAAGTTCTTTATTCATGTCCTTTATTATAGGGCTGATTAGACCGTTGTCAAGTACTATTTATTATTATTTTCTATTGACAAAAGGCAATTTCAGCTATATACTAACGTAATCAGTCCTACTGGTGACACGAAGATTTATCTACCTTTAAAGACCCGCCTTAACCGAACAAGAAGCTATAAGACCCTTATAGGATGTTGTTCGGTTAGTAATCTTTGAATACCCGCCCTAACCGGACATAAAGCTATAAGACCCTTATAGGATCTTGTCCGGTTAGTGGGTTTCTTACCCCCGCCTAAAAGTACCTGCTTGACACTCCAGAGTTTCTGAAAATGTATGACATTTAGTATATATGGGGGTGGGGGGTACTGGCCTCCTGCCCACCCCTCCAAAGACTCTAGAGTTCTCCAAAGAACTCTAAAGATCTAATAGATCCAGACCTTAAAGTCTCTATAGAGACTTAATAGGCAACTCCCTAGTACTTTAAAGACCTTTAAAGTAGAAATAAAAGTAATTACTTTGTAATTCTAATGTGCTTGATAGTCTCTAGAGAGACTCCCTAGCGTGTAAGTTTTAAAGTATCTTTAAAACTCTCTGAAGGATTTCAAAGACCTATGAGCTTTTCTCACCATAGTATTACTATACTATGAAGTTTTCTCAAGTTAACTACTTTGTAGTTAAAAAATACTTGAAAGACCTCCGAAAACTATGCCATCGCGCCTACAAACCTACGCACATACGCGACCAAATCCTATAGAACTACGTTCTAAAAAATAATTCTTGACATCCCTCCTGAGATTTGCCATCGCATACGCGTCATCACGCAACATGACACAGGCTTTCTTCGCATGTCAACACGCGCATTATGCCTCCGTGATTGATCGCGCACCAGAAAGCTGTTGACAACGGGCTTCCGATCCTTCAAAGTGGGAAACGTCAAAGCAGCACTGGGTTGCCTTGACTCACACTCAGGAGATGTACATATGGAATACGCAATCGACTCAAGCAGAATCGCTACAGGCAAACAGTTCAATGCAGTGTGTGCACACTACACACAGCTTATCTCTGATAAGCAGCAGCTTTCTCAAGAGGCCCGTTATACTTTGTATAAGAGGATGAGAGGGGCTATCGGGCATTACTTCGGAGAAGTACTCAAGTCTAGAATGACTCATGGCGAT